GCGCGTAGGTCTTCAACAGCTTTTAGGTTAGTTGCACCAGCAGCTTCTGCATCTTTAATGCGTTTTTCTGCATCAGCTAGTAGCTTCTCAGCACCTGACTGTCCAACTTCAATACCTTTGGTTACAGCGGCTGCGGTAGCTTCTGCAATCATCTTTTGTAGTTCGTCTTTATCCATAATTTCTTCTTCCTTTTGTGTTTCTACTTCGGGGAGTTCCTGAGTCTCTTGCTCTTTAGCAATTTCTTCTAGGTTTTCCTCTGGTGGGTTAAATGATTTTTTAAATTCTAAGTAATCAGCTTCACTATCAAAGCCTTTAGAGACTGAGAATAGACTATCCTGATTTGCCGGAACAGAAACTACACTAACTTCAAGTAGTTCTAGATCTTTAATTACGAAAATATCTGTAGCACTATCGTAATCTGCATCCTTAACTTGGAATCCGATGCTAAAAGCTTTGAGGATTCCTTCTTGTACTAGCTGGTAAATTTCTCCAGCGGCTTTGCTGATTCTAGCAGTGATCTTTAAACCCTTTTCATCAATGGATAAGGATTCTGCTACACCAATCGGTCTAGAGTGGTTGTGGTATGCTAGGATAATTGGATTTAGCTTGTAGTTGTCAATACCACCCTTAGTCCATGCCTCCATTGCAACAACATCACCAACTCTATCTTTCGTAGTAGTGTTGGCATAACCAACAATACGAAGTTCATCTGACTCTCCAGCCTTCTCAACTGAGAAACCAGAGATAAGCTCAAATTTCTTATTTATCTGCATCTTTTTTAGGGGCTCCTCCACCCGGCTCACCTGCTGCGCTACCAGCAATATTTGCAGGTACTCGTAGGTCATCATGCCCCGGTTTGGGGTCGTATCTCAATTCAGCCCTTGCTTCATTTGGACTAATTACTCCACCATTTACAAGCGTGCTATGATACATAGCTTCATCTTTTAAATCTGGTTGGACTGCTGAAACTTTAGAAGCTTCTGGCTCTAGGTCATAACCAAAGAATCTTTCAAAACCAGCATTTACCATTCTAACAAGTGGTAAAATTGTTTCCATATAAAAGAGTCTGAGATTTGGGGTGATATTGGCATTATTACCAGAGCTTATTAGTACTTCTGGAACTCCTAAAGCTACTAGAATTTCTAGGTCTTTAGAAGTTATTGAATCTTTGAAATCTAGCTCGCGGAAGTTTACGTCCGTGATTTTATCTAAGTCTAGTCCGCCATCTAAAATTAGGGGTCTTTTTCCACCCTTAGTTGGAGAGTACTGTGACTGCCAAGACTCTATCATACGAGCTTTAATCTTATCACCAAGTACGTTTGGACTCTTGATCACAAGCCCAGGTACTGCTCCATTCTTGAAGAAGTTACCTTGGAAAGCAGTCATATCACTGCGTACCTTTAAAGTATCAGTAGTCGATTTAAGCCTAGAAGTTCCCATGTATATAGAAGTACTAGAATTATCTGATATGTGCAATACTTCACTAGGTTTAAAGTCTATAATGCCATTATACTTGTAGCCCTTTACATAAATTAAAGGATCTGTTAAGATTTCCATCTGAGATGCCGGTAGATTATAGAGATATACACCATCATAGTATATAAACGCATTACCAGTCAGCACTAGATCTATATAAATAAGTCTACGAAATTTATTAGTATCAATATATGGATTAGGCTGAAAATTAAGTAGGTTTTCTACTTTAGCCTTTCTAGTACCAATTGTTGGTGTTACTAGGCCATTTATCTTTTCTTTTACGTCTACATCGAAGCTAGATGCTCCATTAACAATCATATCAACAGCACGTCTAACAGTAGTTAGGGCGTCATACGCTTGTTCAAAGGTGATAGTATTATCTGCATAAATACTATCACCCTCATTTCTAGCGATCTCGGCCTGTGCGGGGTTAAATTTTTCTATAATCCAAGACTTAATACTCATACTTCAAACCTATTTCCTTTGCTTAAATTTTCCTCCGCAGGTAGATGTTGTAAATTAAACTCACAGTGCAGCCCACATACTAATGTATGATGTAGTGGTACTACATGATCTACATGGTAGCCTTCTGGGCAGGTTTGGTAAATTTCTTTTATAGTTACCAAATTAGCCCACTTTGGGGTAGCTTTAAGCTTAGTAGCCCTTCGCTTTGCCCCTAAAGCTCTGAAAATATGCTTATTACCTTCGTAATATATTTTAGACCTATACTTAATAGTTTCTTTATTTAAGCTATAATAATTTTTTCTTCTTAGTAGTATTTCCTGCCTATTATTTTTATAATAATTAGTCGAGCAGCTATTACATTTAGTACTATTAGTTAAAAAATTACTCATATTTATTATCTTGTAACAACAGTCGCACTGTTTTTTATGTATTAAAGATAATAAGTACATACGCCAAGAAGTATTATTTTTTGCTAAAAATATGTCTGGGTATATGGATTTTATTAGATTGGAGAACTGAAATACGGAATTGAAACCATATGTAGAGGATAATTCGTCCGTAGTATCTAACGATATTGCACTGTTTATAAAGTCTATCCAGTATATTGTATTATTGTCTATGGTATGAAATACTTTACCTATATCAAATTTATTTACTAATTCTTTATAAACCTCATTTACTTCTAAGTACATTTTGTCTCCTTTTTAGACAGTGTTTGGTGAGCTATCTAGTGAAAAAGGCACTAGAAAGGCTGGCCGGCCCTTTCGCTCAGTTTTAATCTTTGTGTAATTTATCGTGCTGAATTTTAACCCAGTTAGCTTGCTTTGTGGCTGTATGTAGAGCAGGTTTAGCCCCGTATATAGTATGTAGCTTTACATGGTGTCCATTACATAAGGTAACGGCATCTTCATATAATTCTTTCTCGTGCTCAGCTATAAAGGTATCGCGATGGAATATAACGTCATCAACATCGTCAATTGAAACACCAGTAGTAACCTTCCACTTCTCCCATAGTAGAGTAAGAGATGAGTAGTGGTGAAATTCCAGGTTTTCAGTAGTATCGCAGATTGCACAGCAAGTACCTTTAGGATACCGAGCTTTAGCTTTATCTCTTAAGTACTTAACCTCGTCACGTTTTAATTCGGACTTTTTACCTGTATTTGCGGCCACTATTAAACTGCTCCTGAAAAACTTTTTACTCTAAACATAATAGGGCTATTATCCCATAAGTATAAAATAAATTCAATTCAATTTTCCTACCATCAGAAACTTCCTACATTAGAACGATAGCTATATAATGCGTACCTCAAAGCATCAGCCATGTGTGAGTATTTATCATGTACTGGTTTCTCAGTAATCAGAGTTTCCTTTGGGTCCCAGCGGAACTGGTCTAGTGCTGCTAGAAGATGTGTACATTTGGGGTCCACAATTAGTTTTCCTTGCTCGACAATCATCTGAACATATGCAATCCCGTCCAGCACGGACTTAGTTGCATTAATTGTAGAAATATCATGGTTTACAGCCCAATCGTAGCGAGTCTGTTGTGCAGCAGAATCAATGAAGATCATCTGTACATCATACTTATCTTCTAGAGCTTTGCATTCTACGGCGTACTGATCTGTGGTCATATTTGCTTGCTGAAATTCGTCTAGGGCATAGAAGACCTGAGAATCGTAGTCATACCCCAAAACGAGCATGGCGGTAGGATCTTTGAAACCGATATCAAGTCCCATAATTCTTTCAAGATGTTCCCATTTATCCACCGACATGATACACTTATGGTCAAACTTAAAGATCTGTCCTTCGAACACACTAAAGCTAGCCTCAAACTCTTGAGCGAATCGCGAAGCCGGCATAGTTGCACGAGCTTCATTAATGTCATCTTCGCTAGCGCGAGGATTCTCACGATAGTCGGCGTGGATAGAAGCCCATCTAGCAAATGCAGGGATAGAGTTGAATCCATAGTGCCAGTAAGTAGAGAACCAATTATTTCTACCGCGTGGAGTTGAAATAAAAACTGCTTTAGCACTAGGTTTATCAAGTGTGGGACGCAACGCTATCTCAAAGGCTTCTTGCCCGTCCGAAGTTAGTGCAGCCTCATCAAACAGGATAAGGTCATATGACCGGCCAACTACTGAATCAACCTGAGATACAGATCCCATCCGAATTGTAGAACCGTTTTTTAGCTCTATGATTCTATCCTTGGCATTATCGCGTTCGACCTCTAATTTGAAATGATTAATTAGTTTACGTTGCTCTTCAAATGAAATTGACGATAGTGCATAGTTAGGACTCATGATTAATACATGAGAATTAGGAACTAATGTTATTAGCTGACCAATTATATTACATATAGTGGTCTTTCCAACCCGCCTAGATACTGCTCCTACTACAAATCTATATTTAGGATTATTTAATGCGTTAACTAGTGCTATTTGAGGGCCATTAAGCTTTATGCCCAATAAATCAACATATTTCTGAATTGGGAGTTTTATAAACCTATCCTCTACCGGGAACTCAGTAATTTCTGTACTACTAATATCCGGCCTACTAATTTTTAACATACTTCAAACCTATTACATTTACTTAAATTTTCACTAGCAATCAAGTACTGTAAGTTAAATTCACAATGAAGTCCACATACGTTAGCATGGTGTAGAGGTATAATATGATCTACATGATAACCCTCTGGTCGTTGTTTATACATTTGTTTTATCTTTTCTTTATCTGCCCAATTTGGGGTGGCTAGTAGTAGATCTGCTCTACGCTTAGCCGCATGATATGCTATTAATGGTTTATTTTCCTGCCTATACTTTTTTGCCTCTACTAGGATGCTTTCTTTATGTATTTTATAGTAGGACCTAACCTCTTCTTTTACTTTTTCTTTATTTGCTTGATAGTACTTTCTAGCGTAACCTAGGCTTGCTTCATGGTTTTCATAGTACCTTATATTACTATCCTCTCGTGAGCATAGCTTACATGAAGGATTTAGGCCGTGGTACTGCTGAGCACTATTGTTAAACTCTTTTAAGGGTTTTATTTCACCACATTTACTACACTTTTTCTTACCAATTAAAAATAAGAAGAAAGTTATATAGTAAGTATTACCTTTTTCTGACGTTAGCTTCTCATAATGCCCTGTTAAATACTGAGATAGTTTGGAAGATCCGGAATAACCACACTTAGTAGCTAGCTCTTCACTTTTTAATCCATCTATAACTACATAAGTAATAAATTCTTTCCAGCTAGTTGCCTTTCGTTTAGTTCTACTAAATGCTGGAATACATATTTCTTTAACCCCAAACCGTGAAACTAACACCTCATAAATTTCATTAACTAAATTTTCCACACCGTCTCCTTTAAGACTTTTATTGGTAGGGCTATCCCAGTGTAAAGGCACTAGGAAAGAGCTGCAGGCTCGGTTCACCCATTAACAAGTAGGTTCTAGCGACTTATACGTCTAGGACCAATAATTTTATATACTCTAGCGAGTTACTGAGATAAAAGCTGACCTAGTAAAGCACCATACTGGCCTTCTCCATACGGTGAGCCACCAGTATTAATTTGTACGTTTGTTTGTTTACGTATGCTACCTTCTCTAATTTTTTCAATATCAGCCATAGCTTTTAATTCTTCCATACGAATTTTATGCTGCATCATTAATAGCTCAGAAATATCTTTAGTAGACCCTAAACCGGTTTCCATCATTTCTTCTAGTTTCTTCTCAATGAGGTCGTCGAATGCAAGAGCTAATTTATCGCGGTTACGGTACCCAGCGCTAAGGTATACATGATCTAGGTAGTTCTTGACTTCTGATTTTCTAAGGTATTGACTTACCTGCGTAGGATGTATGTCCAGTTCTCTAGCGGTAGCGTTAATATCTTGTGTCTGCAGATATACATTCAATATCTCTAGAGCTTCGGGAGATATAGGGACTAACTCATTAGGTTTGGACATTTTGGAAAGTTTGATAAATTTTCATAATGCGTTCATCTTAACATAAGGGTAGAAGAAAATCAACTTAATTTTGGGCTATTTAGTAGATTTAGTGTAGGGGTTGGAAGTTTGATAAACTTCTTTCTGTTTATAAAATCTAATTAATCCTTCTTTATAATTAACTTTTATAAGTGCACACTCTAAGGCCTCTATCGCTTCTTCTAGATTTTTGAAACTACCAATATAGAGTTCTGATTTACCCTCTGTAGTAAATTTTTTAGGTAGTCTAACTGTCCAAGTTTTAGTAGTACTCCTGCCTACTATATAAGTGAACCCACTTCTTTTATCTATATTATTATGTTTATTAAGTTGATTCTCTGCTTGTGAGGATTCTACTAAGTTATCCCATTTATTATTTGAACGAATTTTATCTAAATGATCAACTTGGTCTATAGGAAAAGATCCTTTCATATATAAAAAGGCTAGCCTATGTGCCCTATATTGTATATTATTTAACTGTATAGATATATATCCACTATCATTAATATATCCAGCTATTTTTCCTATCATTCTTTTTACAGGGCTTTTTAACCATATAAATTCACCGGTATCCGGGTTGTATTGTAAGTATTCCTTAAGTTCTTTTTGTGTTAACATTTTATATCCTCCAAAAATAATTATATAATAAAAAATTTTAAAAATCAAGTAAGTTTACACGTGGTGATATGGTTACTACTTGCTATAATTACTCAAGTTTTACGCGTTTGTGGGCCTGTGAGCGTTTGGAAAGTCAAGGTCTAATAACCGCCCCCGTAGCCGGCATGCTTCTTGCATGGTCAAATATATTTTCGATCAGATTAAAATAAGCTTGCATTCTTTTACTATTCATGTAGAATAACTACATCGATAACTTACTAAGGAAATGAAATGCAAATCGTTCAAACTGTTTACTGTTCTAACCATGCTGAAACAATGGCACTTAATCTGTATGTTCAAGGTAAGATCTCTAAGCTTCAGGCTTGCATCCTCCTACGTCAATTGACTGGTGAAGATCTTAGCTCCACTATCAAGCTTCTGCACTTGGCACAAGATAACGGCTTCTTTGATCACAATGGTAACATGATCGTGCAGCAGTAAATGAAGCCAGCGAAAGCTGGCTTTTAACAGTAGCATAAAAGGATATTCGTATCCTTTTATCTTAAATGGGGCGCCAATTATACCAGACAGTCTATCCGGCTGTCAAGCGATTTATCTGCAAATATTTTGTGACCTCACGAAAAATACGCTTGCATTGTTCTGCTGTTCCTGTAGAATGAACTCATCGGATAACTCACTAAGGAAATGAAATGAACAACAACGAAATGCTGGCGGTTACGGGTCGCGGTTTGAAGTCTACTGGTTTTAAGGATGAGTTTTTTTCTTGGGAAAATCAGAACCTTGATGCTCCTGCATTCACTCCTTCTGGTTCTGCCTGGGCTGCCGAATCTGGTCATAATGTTGTTATGCCTCGCCATTCAATGTTCGGTTAATAAGGAATAAATCATGTTCATGAGAATTGAATTTCAAGATATGCAAACGAATGAGATATCGAATGCATATGTTGGCTGTGTTAAAACAGCAGCGGAATTGGTTACAGTTATATGTGATTCAATGCCTCGTTACTTTATTATGTCAACATCTTATATAGATAAACCTCCTGCAAATAGAGATTCAAAAGAGATTTATAATATCTCTTTAATTCTGAATGAGGCTTATGCAAGATTGCATAATAAATGGGATAATCAATTCTAATTAAAACCTGGCACGGTTCTTGGCTACCAAGGATCGTGCCAGAAAAAAGCCTTTAGAATCAAGGACTTAGAAAAGAAAAAAGTCCTTTAGAATCAAGGACTTAGCG